CGGACTGTCTGATTGTGTTGTTTGAGTTCTATTAGATCTTAATTGTGCTTCAAGGACATCTGACATTCCAAATACACTTGCTGGTGTAGATACAGCACTTGTACCATCAGCACTAGATCTAAAAAAATCATAGTCCGATTGTCCTTCAATTAAATCCATATTAAGTTCATCTATTTCCCAATAGTGGATTCCTCTATTACCCCACTCTTGAAGTAATATATTTAATGATCTTCTAGATGTTTTTAATTGATATCCTGATACGTTTTGAATACCAAGTCTTTCAAAAGCCTCTTCTATTATTTCATCAATAGAAAAAGTTTTATCAAACGTAGTTGTACCAGAGGTAGTGTTAGCCATTTAACCTCCTAGCCAGTGTAACCAATAGTCAAAGATGTTGTGTTAGTCATTGTTGCATGAACACCATTTTCGAATCTAATACCATTTCCTGGAACATAGATATCTAAACCCTCTGTACCAAAATCAGCTTCGAAAACTTTATCTCCTGAACTACCAGATGAAATATCTCTTAACACAACAACAGATGATGCTACACCATTTGCTTGTATGTAAGTTATTCTACAAGGTCCTAAATTAACAGAACCTCCAGAAATAGTTTTTACCTGACCTGTGCTTGCTATATTTGTAAACTTCTGATCTGAACTCATATTTTTTCCTTTAATTAAGCTGTGGGGCCAAAGCCCCACAAATTATTTATTAGCTTAAGTTATTATTTTGCATGTATAAAACAGTAACAGTTGCTGCACCTGTGGTACCATCACCGTTGGCTGCTGTAAACGTAGCAGTTACAGTTTGATCAGATGTTCCAATATCTGTACCTTCAGTTCCAATCGTACCTCTAGTTGTTGCTAAAGCTTTTACGTTAGTCGCTGGTAAATATTCATCTGTATCACCTGAGTTTCCAACTTGAACAGTAGCAGTTCCACCATCGTTAGAAACAGTTGTAACGTTTAATATTACATCTACGATTTGTGAGTTTGCAGGTATGATTCCTACAGTTGTTGTAGCAGTTGCACCAATAATATCGATTACTGCTGATTGAGCCATTAATACAAACCCTGTGTTTGCAGTAGCTCCTTCTCTTATCGATCCCGCTTTAACCGGTCCCGAAAATGTAGTTGTTGCCATAATTATATCCTCCTAGTTTCCGAATACTGTCTCTAGGCCGTCGACTATACTCGTCAGTATTCTAATTAATTGTATAGTGATTATTTTATATACTAGATTTATGTAGAGTGCAAGAGAGTGTGTAGTGCGGATGGTGTTTTCCAACGATGTAGCTTTTTTATTAAGTAGCTACTGAAACTTCTGGAGCTGCACCTTCGACAGTATTCTGTCTGTGAGCAATAGCTGCTTCTTCCAGCTTGATCTTCGTAATGACTTCTCTAACTTTGTCATCAATCCTGACCATTTCAAGAGTGTATCTGTTATTATCCAGATGCTCCTGTTCCCACTTCAACTCCAAGAACCTTTTTTGTTTGTATAGGTCTTGTATCATAGATAACCTCCTCATAGGTTATTCTGTTAACTCGGTTATCATAACTGATCCCGAGATATTCCCACTTTATACTGTTTTCTCCAAGTTTGTCAAGGATTGCATTTTCTAGGGATTGTGGGTCGTCTTCAGATAGAACCTCAAATTTTCCGTGATAATCGTAGGCCCAAATGTTGACTATAAAATTTTTCATGAATCTCACCGTGTATTATGATTGTGGCGGAACAATGTCCGCCACAAAAAATTTAGTTATTACGCACCTTCAACGCCGAAGATACCTCTGAAATCAGATACGCCGAAGCTGTATCTTTCTCTCGCTTTGTATCTAACGTTTCCAGTATCGAAGTCACCTTCCATTGCAGTTGTCAATGGAGCTCTTGTGAACATTTTCATACCATTAGGTATGTCTGTCAAGATATAGAACGCATCTGAATCAGTTAGGTAGTTGTTCACTCTGTATCCTTGAGGAACCATTCCCATTGAAACGATTGCATTAATATCATTGTCAGCTGTTCCAGTTCTACCTTGAGATTTCATCAATCTCTCAGCTGTAAACTGAAGCTCTGAAGGAATGATCATTTTCAATCCTCTTGCTGCAATTCTAAGACCTCTTTCGTCAGTCATTTTAGCGATGTCAATCATTGACTGCTCTAATGACGTTTCGTTAAGATCCGCTTGAGTTGCTAAAGTGTTTGCAACATTTGGTCCACTTACTGTAGTGTGAGATGTGCTGAATAAAGCAACGCCATCTCCGGACTTAAATGTAGCAGTTGAAGGTAGACCATTGATTAGTGGCTCAATAGCTTTCACTTGCTTAGCGTTACTCATAGATCTTGCTAAAGCTTTTGTGTATCTAGCAGAAAGTCTATCGTAAAGATTATCTTCGATAGCTTCCTCTGTGATAGCAAATGCTAAAGCTACAGTCTCGTGAGTGTATCTAGCAGTGTAAGTTTCTTGTGCATCATCAAATGATACTCCAGCACCTTCACCTTTTACTTGTGCGTTTCCGAAACCAGATAACATAACTTCTTCTTCAAAAGCTCTGTCACTGTTCTCGTTAGTATAAATCTCAGCATGCTGATTTTCATACCTTTTATATTCCAGGCCAAATAAAGCATTTAAACCTGGCTCTAGTTCTTTGACTAGCTGTGATCGTGATATTGCCATAGTTTATTCTCCTTATATTCCCGTAGCCAACGATCCAACAGTGTATTGGTGTAAATTCACCTTTACGACTAATGAACAATTAGCTGCTGTTTGATCTTCGTTTTCAGGGTCTTCAGCTACTCTAACTACTCTCAATTGTTTAGCAGTTGTTGCTGCTGTTGAGATTCCTAGTTGAATAGAAGATTTACCTGTTGTTGTGCTACCTGCTGCTGCAGTCGTTGCATAAGTTAAACCAATTTTTGATTTTCTTGTTGCAAGATCGCCGCCTAAAGTAGCGTCAGATGCAATGATGTATTCTTGAAAGGGGTCATCATTAACAAATGCAGTGACATCTTCGCTATTCGCTGGAGTTGTCGCTGCTGGGTAGAAGTTACTAAAAGTTGGTTTTAATGTAGTAGCATCTGTAAAAAGCACTCCATTTAAAACACCAACCATAGCAGTTCCAGCCGCTGCAGTTACAATGTATCCACCAGTAGAAGTATTTAAATCAATCTTCACTGGCTCTCCATTGAAAATAGCATTAGTTTCACCAGCATCAATATCGTACTTAGATTGACCTTGAATTGAAGGTGTATTACCTGTTCTCATAGCCGCTTTAAGTCCGAAACCGCCTGTGTTTCTATTTGCCATAGTGTTGTCTCCTTATGTACCTGCCCCGAAGGGCCTCCAGTACGAGTTGTTAATCGATGATATTTAAAATTACTTTTTCGTACCACCGAAGGTTACACGAGATTGCCTCTCAACATTGATCGGCATTCTACTATCCTGCTCCTTCATTAAATCGTTTGCTACTGCATCGCTTCGGTCTTCATGACGTTTAGTCATGTATTCTTGACGTTGCTTCGCGATTTCTTCTGGTACCTTCGCAAGAAGAAGGCCTCCAACCCCAACTACCCCCTTGTATTTGCCGTCGTCGACGACTGGATAATCAGATGCGTTTTCTATTTCCTCGGCTCTAACAAGTTCATATCCTTCTCTTAATCTTCCAGATATGTTTTTAGTGTCTTGAAAACCAACGCTCTCTGCTCTTATCCATCTGTACCTGAATCCATCAGGCGCAGGGGGTGCATCTAGAGATGATGGTGGAACCCACACTTTAGGTCTTTCAGACTTTGACCGTGTGTCGTTCGCACGAGAAGTGTTTTTATTTTCTTTTTCCATGTTACGCTCCTTCCGTGTTTTTTAGTTGTTTTGCGTACTCTTCGAGTGGCACACCTAATTTTTTCGCTATTGCGACCTGTGAGGATGTGAGCTTCACAGTTTTGCGACCTGGCTTTACGCTTCTATTAGCAGAAGCCACTGTCTGAACAGGGGCGGCCGTTTGCTTAGTTTCAGTTGTACCAAATTTATGCGGGAAGTCAACTCTAATACGTTTATCAACTTCTGCATAATACTCATCAGAACTTGGATCATACCCTTCTTTTTCAGTAAGATCCTTATGTATCTCAAATGCAGTATAAGTCATTGCTCTATCAGTTCCAAACCAACTGTTCTTAGCAGCCCATGCTTCGGCTCTAGGATCAGGGTTTATTGGATCATCTGTTCGAGGGATGTTTACATCTCCACCTTGAGAAAGGTTTTGTACAGGTTTCTCAGCCTCTACTGTTTGTCTTCCCTCTTTAGCTGCCTCTAGTTTTGCATTCTCAAATGCGAGTGTTGCAATTCTTTTGTTAGCTTCAACTTGAGCAGTTGCATCACCAGATTCAATTGCTGCAGCTAATTCTTTTTGTGCAGCTTCTAAACCTGAAGATATTGTTGACTCAAATTTTTTGATATAGTCAGAATCAGTTTTTTCAAACTTTTTTTCTAAAGTTTGTCTTTTCTGTTCTACAGCTTTTGCATACTCTACAGCAGCTTGTTCTCTTCTCTCTGCTTCTCTCATTTTACGAGTTAATTTCGCAATACGAGCTTGTACACCTTTACTGTAATCTTCTAACTCACTATCTGATTTTGTTTCTTCTTTTACTGTTTCTTGTTCCGTTGTTTCTTGTTTCGGCGCTTCGGTTTCTACAACCGACTCGTCTTTTGTTTCTTCAATATCTACTGTAGCATCAGGTCCTGATGTATCAATATCTACTGTTTTGTTTTCTTCGTCTGGCATAGCGTCTCCTTCCTATGATTAAAACTCATGCAAGATGTCCTCTGGACTATCAATTGTTGCTAAAACTTCGTCGTCGTTTAGCAGACGCATCTCACCACCTTCTATTTTGATTCGGCTACCTGCATAACGTGCAAACATAACCCAATCTTTTTCCTTGCACCATGGACCCTCGGGATATCTCTCCTTATCCTTATAACATTGCGGACCCATAGCCATAACCAATCCAACTTGAGATGCAACTTGTTGCTTTTCTAAAGTTGTTTCAGCTAATACTAATCCACCCTTAGTTTTTTCTTTCATCTTGAAAGGTAAAACTAAAAGTCTCCAACCGGTTGGTTGTGGTAATTTTGGTTCTTTCTCTGATTTTTTTACACCAACAAGTTTATTGTTTGGTGTTAATATCGATGACTGTTCCTTTTCCATTTCGCTCCTTATCTTCTAGCAGGT